CACCAACACATATACAAAATAAAATAGTAATAAAAAATGGCACGAAATATCCTGGCAACGATCATATGGGTGCTTTTGGTTGTGATAGCTACGACATTAGTGGCACGGTAGATGGCAAAGGTTCAAAAGGCGCTTTACACGGTCTAACTAAGTTTAGCATGGAAGACGCGCCAGCTAATACATTTTTCCTAGAGTATATAGCTAGGCCACAGACTGCAGAGATGTTCTTTGAAGACGTTCTAATGGCTTTAGTATTTTACGGGATGCCTTTACTTGCAGAGAACAATAAACCTCGTCTATTGTATTATTTAAGAAGGCGTGGTTATAGAGGTTTTAGTATGAATAGGCCAGATAAAATATGGAACAAGTTATCTACAGCTGAAAAAGAAATAGGTGGTATACCAAACTCAAGCGAAGATATTAAACAAGCACATGCAGCTGCAATTGAAATGTATATACAAAATCACGTTGGCATGAATGCTGAGGGTCAATTTGGCAACTGTTACTTTAATGAATTATTAAACGACTGGGCTAAATTTGATATAAATAAAAGAACAAAACACGATGCTTCTATTAGTTCTGGTCTTGCAATAATGGCTTGCAATAGACATTTATACAGGCCAAACGCAAAAGTAGAAAAACAAAAAATAAATATAAACATAGCTAAGTACAGTAATACTGGCTACAATTCTAAAATAATAAAATAAATATGGCAGAGTCTGTTATAAAAAGTTATTTTCCAAGTCAAGCGGTAAGTGATGTAGAAAAAATGAGCTATGATTACGGTTTGAAAGTTGCAAAAGCAATTGAAACCGAATGGTTTTACAATGATTATAACCAAACAAGATATACAACTAATAAAAACAATTATCATAATTTAAGACTATACGCTAGGGGTGAGCAGTCAATACAAAAGTACAAAGATGAGTTATCTATTAATGGTGATTTATCTTATTTAAATTTAGACTGGAAGCCAGTGCCTATTATACCTAAGTTTGTTGATATAGTTGTAAATGGTATATCTGAACGTATGTACGATATAAAAGCTTTTTCACAAGATCCTCTTAGTGTAAATGAAAAAACTAAATATTTGCAAGATATACTAGCTGATATGAGTTTAAAAAGTTTAAACGAATATAATCAAGAAGTTTTTGGAATTAACACTAAAAGATCTGATTTGAAAGATATTCCAGAAACTCAAGAAGAAGTGCAAGTTCACATGCAACTAACTTACAAGCAAAATATTGAAATTGCTGAAGAAGAAGCCTTAACTACATTAATGAAAGGTAATAATTACGATTTAATTCAAAAGCGTTTTTATTATGATTTAACAGTTTTAGGTATTGGTGCTGTTAAGACTAATTTTAACACGTCTGAAGGTATTACTATAGAGTATGTAGATCCGGCTGATTTAGTTTATTCTTACACTGAATCACCTTATTTTGATGACTTATATTACGTAGGTGAAGTTAAAAAAATACCTATAAATGAATTAGCTAAACAATTTCCTTTTTTAGACCAAGAAGATTTAGAAGATATTTTAAAAAATAAAAATTATCATAGAACTAACTACGATCAAGGCTCTGCTCAATACAAAGAAATAGATAATAACAAAGTTCAAGTTTTATATTTTAATTATAAAACTTATATGAACGAAGTTTATAAGGTAAAAGAAACGGGTAGTGGTGCAGAAAAAGCTATAGAAAAAGATGATAGTTTTAATCCACCAGAAGATAAAGAAGGTAATTTTACTAGATTACAAAGGGCTATAGAAGTAATATACGAGGGCGCTTTAATACTGGGTACCAATAAGCTTTTAAAATGGGAATTGTCTAAAAACATGTTAAGATCTAAAAGTGATTTTAACAAAGTTAAAATGAATTATAGTATTGTTGCTCCTCGTATTTACAAAGGTAAAATTGAAAGTTTAGTTAGACGTATTACTGGATTTGCTGACATGATACAGCTTACACATTTAAAGTTACAACAAGTTATGGCTCGCATGGTGCCAGATGGCGTTTATTTAGACGCTGATGGCTTAGCTGAAGTTGATCTTGGTAACGGAACTAATTACAATCCACAAGAAGCTTTAAATATGTTTTTCCAAACAGGTAGTGTTATTGGTAGATCATACACTGGAGATGGTGATGTTAACGCTGGCAAAGTGCCAATACAAGAAATAACTAGTGGTAGTGGTGGTAACAAAATACAAGCTCTTATAACAAATTATAATTATTATTTACAAATGATAAGAGATACTACCGGGCTTAACGAAGCTAGAGATGGTGGTATGCCAGATAAAAACGCTTTAGTTGGTGTGCAAAAACTTGCAGCTGCTAATTCTAACACAGCAACAAGGCACATATTACAAGCTGGTTTATTTTTAACTGCAGAAACTGCAGAAAAACTTTCATTAAGAATATCTGATGTTTTAGAATATTCCCCGACAAAAGATGCTTTTGTAAATGCTATTGGCGTTAATAATGTTTCTGTTTTAGAAGAAATAAAAGAGTTATACTTATATGATTTTGGTATATTTATACAGCTACAACCAGATGAAGAAGAAAAACAAATACTTGAAAACAATATACAAGTAGCTTTAGCACAGCAAACAATTGATCTTGAAGATGCTATTGATATTAGAGAAGTTAAAAATTTAAAACTAGCTAATCAGTTGTTAAAAATACGTAGAAGAAAAAAGCAACAAAGAGATCAAATTGTAGCTCAACAAAATATACAGGCTCAATCTCAAGCAAATGCTCAAGCTCAACAAGTAGCTGCGCAGTCTGAAATACAAAAAAATCAAGCTATAACTCAAAACAATGCTCAGCTAGAACAAATAAAAGCAGAGTTAGAATCTAACAAAATGTTACAGGAGGTTGCGCATAAAAAAGAACTTATGCAATTAGAGTTTCAAATGAATATGCAACTAAAAAACATGGAGGTTCAAAGCATGAAGTCTAGAGAAGCTGAAAAAGAAGATCGTAAAGATGAAAGAACAAAGATACAGGCTTCTCAACAAAGTGAGCTTATAGACCAAAGAAAAACGGGTAAACCACCTAAAAACTTTGAGTCCGCAGGTAATGATATACTAGGAGGCGGATTTGATTTAGGTGCATTTGATCCTAGATAACAATTATTAATTATTATTATATTATATTATGGCAAAAAAGAAAAAAGAAGAAGTAGCCGAAAAGGCTGCTGAAGACAACGTAACAAAAGTTGATCTTAAAAAACAAACAAATGAAGATGATAACATCGTCAAAGTAGATTTAACTAAAAAACCAGAAACAGATGCCGTTCCAGAGCAAAGCACAGATGAGGTTCCTGTACGCGACGAACAAGAAGTTAGCGGAGAAATTCAAGAAGAAAACGAAAAAGTCGTTGAAGAAGTTACCGGAGAAGGTGAAGAAGTCACCGAGCAAATTCAAGATGAACAACCCGTTATTGAAGAAATAACAGAAGAACAAGTTGAAGAAAAAACAGAAGAGCTAGTTGAAGAAACTAAAGAAGCTACAACTGAAGCTAAAGAAACAGGTAAAGAACTTCCAGAAAATATACAAAAGTTAATTGACTTTATGGAAGAAACTGGCGGTAGTGTTGAAGACTATGTAAGACTTAATCAAGACTATAGTAAGTTAGACGATAAAACTTTGTTAAAGGAATACTACAAACAAACTAAAAAACATCTTACAGATGAAGAGATTAGTTTTTTAATAGAAGACTCGTTTTCTTATAATGAAACAGAAGACGAAGAGAGAGATATAAAAAGAAAAAAATTAGCGTTTAAAGAGCAAGTTGCCAGCGCTAAAAGCCACTTAGACGGGCAAAAGTCTAAATACTATGAAGAAATTAAAGCTGGGTCAAAGTTGACCCCTGAACAACAAAAAGCTATTAACTTCTTTAATAGATACAACAAAGAATCAGAAGAGAATCAAAAAGTTGTAGAACGTCAAACTAAAGCTTTTAAATTAAAATCTGACAATTTATTTAATAAAAACTTTAAAGGTTTTGAATATAATGTTGGTGATAAAAGATATAGGTTTAACGTTAAAAATACAAACGAGGTAAAAGAAACTCAAAGCGACATTAATAATTTTGTCAAGAAGTTCTTGAACAAGAACAATGAAATGGAAGATGCTGCGGGTTATCACAAGTCTTTGTTTACGGCAATGAACTCTGATGCTGTTGCTAAACACTTCTACGAACAAGGTAAAGCTGATGCTTTAAAAGAAAGCATTGCTAAATCTAAAAATGTTGATATGAATCCAAGACAAGCTTTTGGAGAAGTTGAAGTTGGAGGTGTGAAGGTAAAAGTGTTAGGTGATAACTCTAATGATTTTAAGTTTAAAATTAAAAATAAATAACAAATTTAAAATTACAAAATTATGGCAATTATAGGAGGAAATAATTTGAACAGTGTACCTGCTTCACAAAAGCAGCTACTTGCTACAAATTATTTAGACTTTACGGGTACTGCTAACTCGTGGGGACAACAATACCTGCCAGATTTGATGGAAAAAGAAGCTGAGGTTTTCGGACCAAGAACAATTTCTGGTTTCCTATCACAAATCGGTGCAGAAGAGGCTATGACATCTGATCAAGTTGTCTGGTCTGAGCAATCAAGATTACACTTATCTTATAAAGGTAAAATAACTACACAAAATGAAATTATCATTGAATCTGATATTGATGAAACTAGTGGTTTTACAGCTGCTAATCACGGTGTTAGACTTAATGATACTATTATAGTTTCAAACGCTAACGGTATATTTAAATGTATCGTAACTAGTATAACAACTGCTACTTTAACTGTAGCAAGATACGATGACACTAACCTAGCAACAGCTACTACTCCAAAAGGAACAACAATACTTGTTTATGGTTCTGAATATGGAAAAGCTACTGGTTACTATGATAACACTGGTAGTAACAAAGACCTATTAAGTCGTGGAGCTAATGAGCCTGACTTCAAAACTTTTACTAATAAGCCGATTATTATGAAAGATTACTACGAAGTATCTGGTTCTGACACTTCAAGAATTGGTTGGGTAGAAGTTTCAACTGAAGCTGGTCAAGGTGGTTTCTTATGGTACTTAAAAGCAGAATCTGATACTAGATCACGTTTCAACGATTATATTGAAATGTCTATGTTAGAATCTATTCAGGCTTCTGGTACTAACGGCGTTGATGACTATTTAGATGTTAACGGTACTGCTGCAAGTAGCGCTGGTACTCAAGGTTTGTTCGATGCTATTGAAGATAGAGGTAACGTAACTACTGGTGTAACTGGTGTTAATGCTGCTACTGATTTAGCTGAGTTCGATGCAATACTAGCTGAGTTTGACAAGCAAGGTGCTATTGAAGAGTATATGATGTTTGTTAACAGATCAACTAGCTTAGCTATTGATGATATGTTAGCTTCAATGAATACTTACGGTGCTGGCGGTACATCTTACGGTGTATTCAACAACTCTGAAGATATGGCGCTTAATTTAGGTTTCTCTGGATTTAGAAGAGGTTCTTATGACTTCTACAAGTCTGACTTCAGATACTTAAATGACAAAGCTACAAGAGGTGGTATTAACGCTGCTAATGCTGCTAATGCAATTAGAGGTGTCATGATACCTGCTGGTACTTCTTCAGTTTATGACCAAACTGTTGGGCAAAGCATGAAGAGACCTTTCTTACATGTACGTTATAGAGCTTCACAAACTGATGACCGAAGAATGAAGTCTTGGGTTACTGGTTCTGTTGGTGCTGCTACTACGTCTTTAGACGCAATGCAATTACACTTCTTAACTGAAAGATGTTTAATTACACAAGCTGCTAACAACTTCATGTTAATGAAGTAAACTATTTATTAAGGATCGAGGCTTCGGCCTCGACCCTTTTTTTATTAATTTTATTATATATTATATTATGGCAAAAAAACAAAAAACAGAAAAGGTAGAGGTGCCTGTTGTTGAAACACCAGTTGTTGAAACACCAAAACCTAAAAAAGTTGAACCTGCTAAACCAAAGTGGGAAATAAAAGATAGAGTTTATAATTTAAAAGGTAGAAGAAAACCTATATCGTATATGTTAAAAAGCTCTGGAATTTATTGGTTTGACAAAGAAAAAGGTTATGAAAGAGAATTAAAATATTGTGAAAATCAAAGAACGCCATTTGTTGACGAGATGAAAGGTGATCAAAGATTATCTCACGTTATTTTTAGAAACGGTAGTTTGTTTGTAGAAAAAGAAAAAACTACTTTACAAAAGCTTTTGTCTTTGTACCACCCACACAAAGATAATATTTACGAAGAATACAAACCTTCTGAAATAGCTGCTACAGAAATAGAAGTATTAGAGATGGAAGTTGAGGCTTTAGTTATAGCTAGAGAATTAGATATTGATATGGCAGAAGCTATTATGAGAGTTGAGATTGGCTCTAGTGTATCAGAGTTGAGTTCTAAGGAGCTTAAAAGAGATTTACTAGTATTTGCCCGTAGTAATCCTTCTTTGTTCTTAGAGTTAGCGGCTGATGATAATGTTCAACTTAGAAACTTTGGTATTAAAGCTGTAGAGCTTGGTATTATAAAACTAAGCGCAGATCAAAGAAACTTTTTATGGGGATCAAACGATAGACCTATAATGACAGTTCCATTTGATGAGCATCCATACACGGCTTTAGCACATTGGTTTAAAACCGATGAAGGTATGGAAATATACTCAAATATAGAAAAACGATTAAAATAATCAAACTGTAGAAGCGGTCGCTCTACGGGGCGATCGCAAACTACAATAAAGAAATATGATATTAATAGATACAGTATATCAAAAAGTTTTAGCAATAGCTAACAAAGAACAAAGAGGTTATATAACTCCACAAGAGTTTAACTTATTTGCTAATCAAGCTCAAATGGAAATATTTGAGCAATATTTTTATGATATAAACCAGTTTAATAGAGTTCCTGGAAACTTAACAGAATACTCAGATATGGTTAATATACTAGAAGAAAAAATATCTGCTTTTGAAAAATTTAAAGTTTCACCTAGTAGCGTTAGTAGTAGTGTTATAACTTTACCTAGCGATGTATATAGATTAGGAACTGTGTTTTCTACCGTTGTTACATCTAACCCTATAGTTGAAAGAGTTAGTAAAAAAGATATTCAATTAATTATAAACTCACCATTAACTAAGCCAACAGACTCAAGGCCTGTTTATGTTTATCAAGCTCCAACTACAGCTGGTATATCTAAAATAAAAATCTTCCCAACAGCAACTACTTACACTACGAGCAACTTAAGCATTAATTATATAAAAAAACCAGCTACAGTTAAATGGACTTATGTAGTTATTAATGATAAGGCTGTTCATAACTCTTCAGCTACTGATTTACAAAACTTTGAATTACATGAATCAGAAGAAGTAGAGCTTGTAAACAAAATATTGCAATTAGCTGGTATATCCGTAAAAGACTATCAATTAGCTCAAGCAGCTAACAACAAAGACGTTAACATTATTTCACAAGAAAAAAGATAAAATAAATGGGATTATTTACAGGAACAGAAAAAAATTATTATCAAGGTAGTGATCATGGTAATTATCAATTTATATCATTACAAAATATTATAGATCAATTTATAATAGCTTATGTTGGTGAGAATAAAATAATAACAAAAGTAAATAAAGTTGATGTTGCTTTTCACGCTCAAAGAGCTTTACAAGAATTATCATTTGACACTTTTAAATCTACAAAAGCTCAAGAAATAGAAGTGCCAGACACACTGCAAATGATTTTACCACATGACTACGTTAACTATGTTAAAATATCTTGGAGTGATAATGCTGGTATAGAACACGTTTTATACCCTGCTATAAAGACTTCAAATCCAAAAAACATACAGCAAAACACTGACGGTACTTATGACTTTGGTAGTGGTGATGATTTACAGTTCGACACAGAGTCAGACACTTGGGCTAATTATAAATCAACTACACCTTCAGAAAATCAAAATGATTATACTGATGGTACTTATGATTTAATGGACGGCGAAAGATATGGGATAGATCCTCAACACTCTCAATCAAATGGTAGTTTTTATATAGATGAACTTGCTGGTAAAATACATTTTAGCTCTAATATATCTGGTAAAACTTTAATATTAAAATATATAAGTGATAGCTTAGGAACAGACGCTGAAATGCAAGTGCATAAATTTGCAGAAGAAGCTATGTACAAATCTATTGCATATGCTATAATGTCAACTAGATTAAACGTACCAGAATATATTGTAAATAGATTTAGAAAAGAAAGAAAAGCTGAAGTTAGAAAAGCAAAGCTTAGACTATCAAATATAAAATTAGAAGAATTAACTCAAATACTTAGAGGTAAATCTAAGTGGATCAAACACTAATATATGGCAGAAATTAAGAATAACTTTTTTCAAGGTAAGATGAACAAAGACCTTGACGAAAGATTAGTACCTAATGGACAATACAGAGATGCGCTTAATATAGAAGTGTCAACTTCTGAAAGTGATGACGTTGGAACTGTGCAAAGCGTTAAAGGTAATTCTTTAGTTTCTGGTGATATTGTACCTACAGGTAGTTCTATAGTTGGTGAAATAGCAGATGAAAAAAATAATTGTATATATTATTTTGTAGCAGGACCTCATACTGATCCAAGTAGTTTTGACTCTAGTAATAGTCAACCAACTATTAGCAAGGACTTAATATTAAAATACGATGGCACAAGTATAACAAATGTTTTTACAGATGTATACAGTTATTTAGCAGCGTTTAATACTAGTGGAACAAATCTTAGTTTTGATGTGTCGGCTCAAACTATTACAGTGCCAAATACTAGTGCTTATACACAAAGCATGGCTAGAAATATGTATGTTAATGTTTTTGATACTAGTGGTGTTGAATATGTTAGAAATAATAGAATTACATCTGTAGCTGGTGCTGTATTAACTCTTGAAAGTAAAATAGATGATTTAACAGGTGTTTCTATTAACGACTTAATACTACACATTACTTACGAAGAAAACAAAAGACCTTTAAACTTTAATTCAGAATATCCTGTAACTGGTATTAATATAGTTGAAGATTTTTTAATTTGGACAGATAATAATTCTGAACCTAAAAAAATATCTATATCAAGATCTATAAACGGAACTTTAACAGGTGACAATGGTAGAAGAAAACCTACAAAGCTTTTTATAGATGGATCTTCAAGTTATCCTTTAACAACTGGTAAAAGAGCAGACGAAACCCATACAACTGTTATTAGAAAATCTCCAATAAACTCTCCAAACATAAATATAAAAGACGCTAGGAGTAACACTATAGACAAATCTACTAATACTTTAGATATGTCAAATGTTGTTGCTGACGACTTTGTAGAAGTTGAAATGAGCAGTGCTGGTGAAAATCCTTTTTTACCAAATGATATATTGCATTTAAAAGCTTCTCCAAACATAGCTACTAAAGACGATTTTGACGTTAGATTAAAAGTTTTAGAGCTAATAGGTACAACTAAATTTAAAGCAAAAGTAATATATAATGGAGCGACTAGTTCTTCTACTTTTAGTATATTTTTATTGCAAAATAAAAAAGAACTATTCAAAGATAAGTTTTCTTTTTTTGCTACTAGGTTTAAATATATAGACGGTGAATATTCAACTTTTTCACCATTTACGCATGCTGCGTTTTTACCTGGCAATTTTGTTTATGATACTAAAGAAGCGTTTAATGTCGGTATGGTAAATAACATAAAAGAAATAGAATTAACAAACATAGTTCCAGAAGACATACCAGAAGATGTTGTTCAAGTAGATATATTGTATACAGAATCTAATAGCCCTGAAATATATAAAGTTGACAGTGTTAGAAGAGATAGCACTAACGACAACTATTGGGACGAAAATAAATATGTTATATCTGAAGAAAACATATATTCTTTGTTAGAAGAAAAACAATTATTAAGACAATGGGACAATGTACCTAAAAAAGCTTTAGCTCAAGAAATAGTAGGTAACAGATTAGTCTATGCTAACTACGAACAGAATTATGATTTAGAAAATGAAAATATAGAGTTAGAAGCTTATATAGATAATAGAATTTTTACAGGCCCAGAGCTTTTGCCAAATAGATATTTAAGTGAACACTTTGACAGCTACACAACAGACCCAGTTATTGTAAATCCTGCTCCAAAAGCTTTTGTTCATAAAAAAAGTATTGATAACAAAACAGCTGGATATATTAGCGTAAATGGTACTTTACCTAATGTTCAGTCTCACAAACTACACACTTCAGTCGCGTTAAATTTAGAAAGTGGATCTGAGTATTATTATAGTTTTAAAGTTAGTAATTGGAATCAAGCTCAAGGCGTA